CCATCCCTTCCAGTTCAGACCCTTCTTGTCACAATCCAGATAAAACGTCTGCTCGGGCGGCAGGTTTCTCATGGCGGTTGTCTTGCCTGACCCGCTCTCGCCCATGACGCCGATAACTTTAGCCATCACCATCCCCCTCTCTGCTTATCCACAAAGTCATCCACATTGACTTTGATGTTCTCGAGGTACGTGTCCTTGCACTCCTCGCAGTAAAGACCGTCCAGGGGCCATGCGTATTCATCCTGGATCGGCTCGCCGCAGGATGCGCATATCGGCCTGGATGCAAGCCACTCGGCCTGCTCACGGTCGTAATCTTTGAAAAAATCGTAGTTGTCTTTTAGCACCTCTTGTCCTTTCCCTTACCATCTGTTAATATACAGATAGTGAGATTCCCCAAAATCTCCGCCCTGGGCGCTTCCCTTACTCGCTCAGGGCTTTTCTTCTATACTGTAAACAGTTCCCTCGTTCTCCGAGTCGTCCAGCGATGCGACGAACCCCGTCTGAAGCCAGTCAAGCGCCTCGCGTGCGCTCTCGAAGCAGTGCGTCACCTTCTCTTTCCCCTTACTGACGGTGACAAGATAATATTTCACAGTTCCACCTCCTCAACATATCCGGGCCATCCCTTCACCGGTCTGCCGATCCTGAAGTCCACCGGCTTGCTGTGGTGTCTCTCCCATGCCTGAATGGCCTTGTACCGCTTCACGGCATCCGTCACCCTAACGAACGCCCCGACCCCGATCACAAACAGGCAGGCCCCGGCGAACATCCCGCCGATGACGTCATTGCAGATGATCCCGGAAAACAGGCCGATGATCCCGGCGATGGCGCCGGTCGTTCCTGCCGCATATCCTTCATAGTTCATATTGTCCCCCTTTCGATCTTTACCTCTACTCCCTCGCGCCTGGATAAAATCACCTCAAGCGCCCTGATTAAGTTATCAAGCGTTGCCGTCCTCCTTTCCCTCACCGGCTCCACAGCGAGCGCGGGATGGTGGTTGATTGATAGATAGTGGTTTAAAAGGAGAATATAATGAAAAACATGACAAGTTACTCCCACGCCCACTATGCAACCGGTGAGTCTTTACTGTAACGGTTAAACCGTTTTTTCATTGCATAAAAAATTGATTTCGTTGTAGGTCAACCCGTACAGTTTTTCAATACGGGTAATCATAGGAACGTCCGGGAACGTCTTGCCCGCTTCATAGTTGATGAGCGTATCAACGGCAATCCCGAGCATTTTCGCGGCCTCTTTCTGCGTCAACCCCTTGTTGACTCGTGCCGCTTTAAGCGTCAAAGCCACTCTTTCACCTCCTTCGTAAATCTGCGTTGCCTCGCTACAAGAACAACTATAAACGGTTTAACCGTTTTTGTCAACGGGTAAATCGTTTTTTGATTGAATTTTTTACGGTTTTCTCGTATATTGTAATCAAGAGGGGATACGGAGGATATATCAATGGTTGAAAACAGGCGTGTGATGGGCAACAACATCCAGCGATATCTGGATGAGATGGGGATGGATAGAAAAGAATTCGCCGAGAAAATCGGGTTTCCGTATTCCTCGGTCACGGACTGGATCAACGGCAAGTCGTATCCACGGATTGACCGGATTGAGATCATGGCCCGGTTCTTTGGCGTTGACAAGGCCGACCTGGTCGAAGATAGGAGGCAGACCGGTGACGGACTGTCGGCTGATGAGCGCGTGCTGATCGACCTGTACCGCCAACTGAACGACACAGGCAAAGCGGTGATCAATACCCAGATCAACATGATGGTCAAAGAGGAGATTTACAGAAAAGATACACCATTGAAAAAGAAGGCAAATTGATTCACGTGTTCAGGAGGTAACAATATGAAAAAACAGATACCATCCATTATACTGATCATTTTCGGCGTTGCGCTCATGTCGTCCAACCCCGGCCCCGGCCTTGTGTTTGCCGTGATCGGTGTGGTCTGGTTCGTCAGAGCGCGCAAAAAGTCCAGGAAGGCCGAAAAGGTGAAGTTGCCGACCGTCTCCGGGCCGACCGAGTACCCGGTGAATGTCATCATCAGCAAGCAGAACCTCGCTGAACTGAGAACACCGAACCAGTCATTCAAGAATCCCAGGAACACGGGCAAGCCGGTTTATGAGTATAAGTTTTTCGAGGAAGAATGTCAGCTCGTGCCGACTGATAAGACCATCAATGTGATGTATAACGATGTGCAGGTCGGATATGTTGACGCCGTCCAGGCCGATGCTGTCCGGTCGATCATGGGTGACATGATCGGCGCTCCCCGGCTCAGGATATACGGCGGAGAGGTTAAGAACTACGAGGGCGGCAAGTGGGTGACAGGCAAGACACCGCAACGCGCTGAAGTGCGCATCACATACATGGCAGGTGGCCAGTCATGAAAAAAGTCGCTCTTTATGCCCGTGTATCCTCTGACCGTCAGGCCCAGGAAGGCGACTCCATCCCCGCCCAGCTTGACGCCTTGAGGAAATGGGCGCACGCCCGGCATTATGAGATTGTCGGTGAATATGTGGATGACGGAGTGAGCGGAACGAAGGTCGACCGGGATGAGCTGCAGCGTCTTCTCGCGGATGTCAAAGCGGGCAAGGTCGAACAGATCGCGTTCACTAAGCTCGACCGGTGGTTCCGATCCGTCCGCCACTACACCGCCACGCAGGCCGTCCTGGATAAGTTCGGCGTCGAGTGGCTCGCCATCTGGGAGCCAATCTATGACACCACCACGCCGCAGGGGCGTCTGATCGTCAATCAGATGGCGTCTATCGCTCAGTTTGAAGCTGAAAACACAGGGAGCCGCATCAGGCAGGTGTTCAACTACAAAATACAGCAGGGCGAGGCCATCGCAGGCAAGCCGCCGCTTGGTTATTCGATAGTCAAGAAACATTATGTTCCAAACGACCAGGCACCCGTCATCCTGGATGCCTTCGAGCGATTCGAGTTCTGCCAGTCGGTCGGCGAGGTCGGGCGGTACATCATGGACAAATACGGGATCGTCCGGGAGCGCGGTTCATGGCGTCGGATGCTCAGCAATCGGATTTATATCGGCGAATACAAGGGCAACGCCAATTACTGCCCGCCCATCGTGTCCGTCGAGCTGTTCGAGTCCGTACAGCGTGCCCTGAAGCACAACAAAAAGGACAACGTTCGCAGACGCGAATACATTTTCAGCGGTCTGTGTATCTGCCCTGAGTGCGGTCAGAGCATGACCGGCACGGTGGCAAGGCATGTGACAAAGCAGGGAGAACTCAGGGAATACAGGGGATACCGGTGCAGGCGTCCGAATAAAACGAGAGGATGGCACGGGTCGTCCATGAAATACGAGGCCACGATCGAGCGGTACCTGGTCGCCCACGTTGCCGATGAGGCCGCAAAAGAAAAGCTGATTATCACCAGAACGCAAAAAGAGCCTGCCGACCGAGGGGAGAAGGTCAGCAGGCTGAAGCAAAAGATGGAAAGATTAAAGGAACTCTACGTCAACGGGTTGCTATCTCTCGATGAGTACCGGGCCGACCGTGAGAAGTATCTTGATCAGATAGCCGCTCTCGAAGCCCGCAAGCGCCCCGACACGTCCGCGCTGGACAGGATTATCGAGTTTGACTTCAAGTCGATTTACGGCACGCTCAGTGACTCAGAGAAGGCATATCTTTGGCGGTCGGTACTCAAAGAAATTCGGTTTGATGACGGTCATATAAGGCCGGTTTTTCTTTGACTTTTGTTGTGGGGGTAACAAGGCGTGACCGGATGGTTATGGTCTGTTACCCCCTTATTATACATCATCACAACAGCAAAAGAAAGACGGGGTTGCTCCCCGCCCTCCATACTCAATCCAAATCTGTGATCTCATCGATTGCCACCGGGTCATCGCCGTCATCAATAACAACTATGTAAGCATCGCCGCCCAGGTTCCGGGCCATCGCCTTTGCTTCTTCCAGGTCAAAAGAACCATAGCCCCAATCATTGTCTTCTCGATCTCTCATCACTGCGTACCAGATTTTGCTTTCCATCTTTTTCCCCTTCAAAGTGCATTCCGCTTAATCTTTTCCGCTACATATTCCGACATGCTCACGCCTTGCGCGGCGGCCCCGCTCTTGATCATCTCGATCACGTCCAGCGGCAGGGAGAAGGTAACCACCTTCTTCGCATCGTCTTCCCCCACCGCCCCGAAGATCTTTTCGTAATCTTCCGCGGTCAAATGATCTTCCGCCCACTTCTGGGCCTTCTGCTCAGACAGCGGGATGATCTTTTCGCCGCCCGACCATTCGTTCTGGCCAACTGTAACGGCGTACCGGCTCATGGGCCCGCCCTCGCCATACAGAAAATACTCGCCGGTGTTCTTGCGGTAGAGCGCCTCATGCCAGTAGCTAAAATCGCGCCGGTTGGAGTAGGAGTCCTCGCCCATCAGTTTTGCTGTATCTGTGTCATACCTTTTGCCATTGATTACCTTTTTCATGTTTGTGTCCTCCTCATGCAAACTGTTTGACGTAAACGATGATGGTTTTTGTTTCCTTGTTGTAGCTGTCCTTCTTGGTCTGGCAACCGGAATAGCTTTTCTTATACTCTGTGTAAGACATTTCCTGCTCGATGCAGGCATTGTACGCGCTTACTCTCTGGTCGATCTCTTCCAGCTCGTAGCCACCATAATTCTTCACGGTTTTGTGGATCAGATCCGCTTCATCCCACTGCCAACCGGCCGCCTTCATGCCTTTTTCAAATGCTTCCGCGGTGTACTCTTCGATCTGAAACATCTCTACTATTCTGCTTCCAACTGCTACCACGTTCATCATCGCTTTATCCTCCGTGCATGGTTTATTTAACTGTCTATATACTATCATACTTTTATTTAAATGTAAAGCCCTAAACCGTGATTTATTTAATTTTTTACAAAAAAAATAAGGCCGACCGCAGTCGACCTCAATGTTTTTCTTATTTTAGTATTAACAGCCAAGTCGCCTTTGCCACGCTCCCGAAATTGATGTTCTTCATGCCCGCCTTTTTCTGAAGCTGAGTCACAGCATAGGCCGTATTCTCGCCAAGCTCTCCGTCCAGCGTCAGCGCCTTGCCGTTCTTGCCTTTGTATCCCTTGGCGTTCAGCATGGCCTGGATGACCTTCACCTCATTGCACACCGCACCCTGAAGCAGCAGGGGCATGGTCACGGAGCACTCGCCTACAATGTAGGACGGGGCCGGTGCGGCAGATCCGTATCTGAGCACAAGCTCGAAGGGATGGTTTCTGTAGGCTGTCACCGCTATTTCCGTCCCCTGGTCGCCCGTCTTGCTCGATCCGTAACTCTGCCCACGTGCGTGAACCATCTTGCCATCGCCCACATACATCGCCGCGTGCCCGTTGCCGGATGTCCCCTTGCCGAATTCATTCAGGAGCACATCGCCCGGAAGCATCCCGGCGCCGGTTGTGAGGTTGCAGGAGGCTGTCACGTCCTTGAAGCCGCACGCAAGGAACACGCTCCGCATGTTGCCGGTATACGTAGCGCCCCGGGATTTGACCGGCACCCCTGCGGCCTGCCATGCGCTGATGACGGCGCTTGAGCAGTCATAATCAGGCCCCCAACGGGACTGTTGAGAATATCCGTGAGTCTGGTCGGATGCAAGGTCAATCATCCATTTGAGGGCCGTCTGGGCCGGTGTGGTTGCCATGGCGTTATACACCTCCATGCTGTACTGGTATCTCTTGTTCTTGACCGCTGTCGTTGTGTCGGCGGGCTGTTCAAACTTGAGCAGAACCGTGTCGGATGCAGTACGGACATCGTGAGTGGTGGTCAGGACATCCAGAACGCTCTTGAACGGCCCGTTGAGCTCCTGCATGAGATAGTCGAGTTGTGTCTGCAGGTCGCCGATACTGACCTTGCGGGACTTGCAGAGGTCATATAAACCGGCCTTCCTGTTGTGAGCCGTCCATTGAGCAAGTCCCCAACCGTAAGACAGGCCCATCGGACTGATAAACTCCGCCCTGCTGATTGTCCCGTCATCCACCAGAGCGCAATAAGTCGCTGATGTGTAAATCTTGCCCTGACGCTCTTTGTACCGCTGTATACACAGGTTTTCGAGGCAGACAGGCCGTATTCCACTCTCAGCGTACAGGTTCCCCATAACCCCCGCCGCACCCTCGGGGGTCATATACTTGGTCAGGTACTTCCAGACGGTGCGGATGGTATCGGTGATGGTCATTCGCCGACCACTTCCTCAACGTGCCTGTAGCACTGGCTCGCCAGCATCCGTCCGTCCCCCGTCAGCAGTACCGCCGCATGAGCGGGAAGCTGTGAGACAGCCGCAGAGGACAGGACGAGGTGGTATTTCTGTTCTGCCTGATTGCGGTCGGTGTATGCGTAGACAAGGTTTCCGACTGTGCCGTCGGTGTTGGTCTGAAGTTCAATAACGATATAAGTCATATGTTACCTCCTATTAATCAACGATTTTGATTTTGATGTAGTAAGCATAAGTGAAAAAACTGCCGGTTCCCTGCCTGCCGTCTGCCCACGCATAGTGACCACTGATGCCGACTTTGCCGTTTTTGACGACCGGCAACTCAAAGCGGAAGTCTCCTACTCCTTCTCTTCCTGATGCAGGATCTGTGACATTATTGGAACTCCATAGCCACGAGTTATGCGCCCCGGCCCCGCTGTCAGCTTTGCCCTCCAGAATAATGGTCTGTCCGGCAGTAACGTCCAGTATCTTCGTTGCAATCCATCCGGGTTCATCGCCGTCCCACGGTGTCAGGATGTAGTCCCAATCTTCGGGCGGTTGGCTCGGTTGGTGCATCAGCATCCTGTGCCTTATCTCCATCATGTCCATTCCATCACCGCCCCGTATACGCCGTCCATGACATTCAACTCATAGGTCGTATTTGCTTCAAGGCTCGTCGGGTCAAATCCGCTCGGCCATTTAACCGTGTTCGGCACCGTCAGCACCGCCACACTCGACCCTGACGTAAATATCACGTCGATTATCCCGCTTGCAGGCGGCGTGATACTTATTGTGCTGACCTCTCCGCAGATGTAGCGGGTGTTGGCAACGCCGGTGATGACCGGGTTCGCACCGCTGACCGTCTCCACGGTCGCCTCGCCGCTCGTCCCATCCTCACCGTCATTAATCGTCGCTATCGCCGTCCCGTCCACGCTCACCGTTGTGACCTTGCCGGTCTTGCTTGCGGCGACCACGGGGGAGTGACCATCGGCGCCGTTTGTACCTGCGGGGCCTTGAGGGCCAGTTGCACCTGCCGCACCGTCCATGACGTCAAAATCCGTATTCCGCGCATCCCCTGAGCCGTATGAAAACGCCACATTGTGCCCGCCGGTGATGGCAGTCACGGTGGTGGTCGGAGTGATGCCATCGTCGCCATCGGAACCTGCCGGGCCGGTCGCACCTGTATCACCTTTCGGCCCCTGTTCGCCAGTGTCCCCTTTGGGGCCGGTTGCGCCCGTCTCACCAGTGTCACCCTTTGGCCCCTGTGGGCCTGTGTTGCCTGTGTCGCCTTTATCACCTTTGGCTCCGGGGTCACCCTTGTCACCCTTGTCGCCCTTCTCGCCCTGCGGCCCATCAAATTCCCCCGACGCCTTGGCCTGAGCAAGTGCCGTGTCGATGGCATCCGGCAGTCCCGCCGTGCTGACCGCTCCGACCTCTGCCGCTGTGTATGTCGGCTTGGTCGGCTGTTTTGCCCATGCCGGGACAGTCGGGTCAAGCTCCTCAACGGTCACAGGGTGGTCGTCCAGATAATCGGCGACTGCTTCAGCGATCATTTCCTCATCAATGGATGCCGCCGCTTCTTCTGCCCTCTGAGCCGATGCCTCCGCATTGCCCGCCGACGTCTCAGCATTTTCAGCCGCCGTCTCGGCCCTGCCCGTCTCGGCCTGTAATGCCGCTATGGCCTGCGTGATGATGTCCTGCTGTACGGGTGTCGGCTGAGTCTCTGACGGCTCCGGGCGTGTCAGTACCGGGATGGTCACCTTGTACTCGGTTGCGCCGTCATCCTCGCCCTCGTGGAGAAAAAGCCAGGCGTAAATCCGCTTTCCGGTCTGCAGGTACTCATCCGGGACGAGCACGCCGGTGTCATCGCCGAGAACCGTCACCGTCTCAGATGCGCCCTCCACGGCAAAATGCGCCTCGTAGGTGGTCGGCAGGTCGAGACCGCAAAAGGTCAGTTTCTGACCGTAATCATACTGATACAGCGGTGCGGCAGTAGCTGACCGTCCGCTGAAATGCACCTTTGTCACGTTCAGCATCTTACACCTCCCCTGCCGCTCTCAGTTTCACGTCCACCGCTCCCTCGTAGATGGTAGCGGTCATGCCGTCATTAGTGGCAACAACAAACACAAGCAACCTCCCCGGCATGGCAAGCAGCTCGTCAGGCACCGTTCCGGTCAGCACCACCCCGCCGTCCGTTGCCGGTTCCACGGTCACATCGCTGACGATGGTCAGAGCCGAGTCAGCTTCCCGGCCCACATGAAAAGCAAAGGACGGCTCCTCCTCCGGGACGTATGCCTCGATAATGCGCCCGGTGTCCCACTGGTAGACCGGAGCGTCGGCTTCGAGACGGTCGCCCCTTGTGTAGGCGTGCCGAAAATCAAAAACAATGTTGGTCATTTCATTCCTCCACGATATTCGCGTCCAGAATTGACAGTTCAGCGGCAGACAGGTCACCGTCCGCCGCAAGTTTCTCGAACTCATCCCGGGGCATTTTCATCATCTTCACGTCCTGCTCGATGTCCATGACGGGTTTGATTTCGGCTATGAAGTCCGTCCACTTATCCGATGCCGGATTGATGCTTCCGTCCTCGCCATATTTGTGGATGGCCTCGTCCCTGATCCTGATGGCCTCAGCGCACGCCTCAGATAAAATCTTCATATTCCGGTAGATGTACCAACCGAACTTGCCGCGCACGTCTCCAAGCCTGCCCAGCAGGTCACGTCTTGCGATGATTTCCTCGTTTGTCATTGCTTTCCTCCTCGATTGCGTCTTCCTCAAAGGCCATCATGGCGCATATCAGGCCGCCGATGGCGATGAGGCACAGAATAATGATGACTGCGAATTTCATTTTGCTTCGACTTCCGGCAGACCCGCAACAGATGTCAGCAGGGACAGGATGCCCGCAAGGACTGACGCCGATGCAACCATGACCCAGTTGACCTCGCTCATGACCGCCGCCGTCCCGATCGTGGCGACCGCAGTCTGCGCGACCGTCTTCAGCGCTCTCACAAGAGCCGCCTTGAACCACTCTTTCGTGAATACGTTCTTCATCATTCACCCTCCCTTTTCTCTGTTGGCATCTCCAACATCTTTTTGTACAAATCCGTCGCAACGTCGTTTCCGCCTAAATTAGAATAGGCGTGATACACCTTCTTGATGCTTTCCTTTGCGTATATCGGACAAAAGCCTTTATCCGCGTATCTGTTATAATTGCCCACGATCGACTCCCGGAGTAAGCTCTGAACCCCATCTGCAATCGCTTCGTTCTTCTTCGTTTCCGCCTTCAGCCGCGCCGCGACTGTCCGCCATGCCCATGCAAGCGCCGCAAGGCAAAGTGTGAAAAGCCACTCAACCCAGTGCGCTCCGATGTATGAGATTATTGCCATTTCAACCTCCCATCCGCGAAACCTTGTCAGCTAGTTCCTGTATCGCTTTGATCAGATACCCCTGCAGATAGAACATGTCGATGTACTTGATAACCATGTTCCCGTCTTCGTCATATCCGCCGCCGCCCGTGAAGCGCGGGTCAAGTTCTTCCATCCAGTCGGCGATCATGCCGATCGGCTGATACTCTCCGAACTTCTTGAACTCGACTATGCTGATGCGTTTCAGGATGTCCAGGGCCTTGACCTGTGTTTCTTTTATGTCTGTTTTTACTCGGATGTCGGAGGATGAATAATAAGGCAGGACGGTTGTGTGGTTTGTTGAGCCATGGGCCAAAATCCAGCCGCCGACCGTATTGTCGTAGATGCCCACATTCTGACTGCTTCCGGTGCCGTGCCCGAAGCGAACCGAATCCAAAGTCCCGCCGCCGAGAGAAAAACCCGTTTGGTTCATCGTGGCCTGAACAGATGTTGCCGATGTCCCGGCGGTGATGACGCCGGAAGATGACACCTGTGTGTAACGTGACGTAGTTGAGAGCAGTAATTGAGACGACTGCAGGCTTGAGGCCGTGAAGTTGTCGTTGTTCTCTACGCTTATTCCACCCGATCGGATGTACCACGGGCCAATCTTACCCTCTGTCGCCGTGATTTTTCCCGATATGTCTGCATTGGTCGCGGTCAGCTTACCGTTGTTCGCCACGCTGAAGACCTTCGTGTTCGTACTCCACGCCGCGCCTTTCGCAATCCTGCCGACGTAAAAAGCGAGGTAACCCGGTGATCCGCTGTCGCCCTTCATGCCGACTTCGTATTCGTAGGTGTTATCAGAACAATGGGCGTACAGTGAGCGTGTGTAGCAGTGACCGCCTGCCGACGTTGTGCCAGTGTTGGCTTCGTTTACCACCGTAAAACCACCGATGTTCCCGGCATTGGCCGTGATGGTTCCGGTGATGGTGGCGTTGGTGGACGTTATCGTGCCGGATATGTTCGCACCCGTACACGTCAGCGCCCCGGCCGCTGACACCTTGAACGCACTGCCAAGGCTCAGACCGCTGGTGCCAAAATATAGACCGCTCGCGTTACCATATGCAGAATTGCCGTAATATATCGAATTTGTCGTCACCGTCCACGGGCCGATTTTACTGTTTTCTCCGGCGGTCAGCGTTCCGCTGATGGTTGCGCCTGTTGCGTGCATGACCCCGGCGTGCGTCACGTAGAACGGAGCCGTTGCCCAACTTGCCATACTGGTAGCACCGACTGCAAGAGCAATGGCTCCAGTGCCGGGCACCTGCATTCCCGTCAACCTTTCAACGTTACCGGTGGCGGCATTATTGGCTGTTGCATAAAATGAATGGTCAGTCAGCGTCCATGCGCCAAGTGCGCCCGATGTTGCTGTGATGACGCCGGTGATGTTCGCCCCTGTAGCCGTCAGCGCTCCCGCCGCGTCTACTTTGAACTTGTCCGTGATGCTGATGCCATTATCGCCAAAGTAAGCCGCACCGGATGTAGAAGCGCCCCACGTGCTCGAACCTTTGTATATCGCCGTCGCCCCGATGTCCCACGGGCCAATCTTACCGGTCTCCGCCGTGATGGCTCCCTTGACGGTCAGGTGGTCACCGTTCCATGACAGCGCACCGTTCCCATAGTCGAAAGTTCCGTTCAGGAGGTTTATCCAACCATTCTCGCCCCGGATGTTTTCGGTGGTCAGTTGCTGAATGTATGCGTTCGTCCTGACTAAATCATACGCCACACCGCTCGAGTCGTTAGGCGGTGCCGTATCATTGCCGACAAGCCACGCACGGCCGTCAGCGACTCTCGCTCGCACCGTATCGCCCTCTTTCGCACCGATGGACAAAGACACAGGCGTGTCGTCAATGTCGGAGCCGCTGAAGCGGACAAAGGCCGTGTTGCCCTCGACTCTTGTCACTGTGCCGGTATAGTCGGAGCCGGTGTTTTCTTTCTTAGCTAACAGTTCAAAAAGCTCTCTGATGGCGTCCGTCATCCGCTCACCTCCTCTGCCACTCTTGCGCCGTATCCAAGCGTCACACGCTGAGATGTGACTGTGTAAACGCCCTCAATGCTGTGACCGGGCAGGTGAAGCCTCACCTTGTCGCCGATGGTCACATCGGGCCGGAAGCGCCTCGAGTAGCCGACCTTCCGGGCGGGGCCTTGAAGCTCTTTCAGCCGTCTCTCAGCGTACCCCTGCAGGCTCTCATTTTCGCCCAGGGTCGAGACGGACTCCTGCGTCCATATCTCCCCGGAGCCGCCGCGTGCCACCTTGCGTGAGGCTGTGGACAGCGTGCTCTCCGGGTCATCATCCCTGACCTCGACCGCATCCGTGCCGGATGTCACTCGCAGGCAGTTCGGCACTGAGTACCAGTCGGCGGTGTCTGTGATGCTGACCTCGATGCAGTCATTCTCGTGCTCGTCGAACCGGGCCGACTCCTCCGTGGCCTTTGGTATGATCTCAACCTCGCCACGCCCGCTGATCCTGATTCGCCATCCGATGGCATCCAGTATCTTCTGGGCCATGGTTAGGTAGGTGTCTTTGTCCTCCGACACGATGGACTCGGTCAGGGCCGGTGATGCCTGCGCATATGTGACCGGCGCCGGGCCGATGCTGAGCAATTCAGCCGCCGCCTGAGCGCCCTGGACACCTGCCGCCACAAAGAACCCCCTGGGCGTCAGCGTATCCTCGACCGGCTTTAAGACCGAATAGCACGCCACCTTGAACGTCACGCTGTTGCCGTTGAGGCTCCGGGTCGGTGCCGATGACAGGCCGGTGAAAAGCGCCACACGTGCGCCGGTTTCAGCCTGCTTGGCTTTGAGGTATACCCTCAGCCAACACTCTCCCGGCGATTCCGTCATGGTCAGGTCTGCCGACTCAATCAGGCCGCCTGCCGACCGGCTTATCGTTCCCGCCGTTAAATCAAAAGACCCGGCATCCTCCCAAGACACCGGGTCAACCCTTCTCAGCTCATACAGAGCCGAAAATCCTTTGTTCCAATCCATTATTCCACCACCGGGTGAAGTTCCCGCCACTGGTCGAGCGTCATACCGTCAGGCTCCTGAGTACCGACGCCCTTGATCGTCAGATTGTAAGTTGCTTTGTGGTCGTTGTACGACATATCCTCCGACACCTGGATGTCACAGGCAAAGGATGACCCGTCCGGTGTTCTGATGTGTGCGAGTCCGGCATAATTCGCCAAATCTCGCAGATCCATCAGCTCGTCCGTGTCGGTATCCCTCACGATGACCGTCTTAGCTGTCAAATCACGCAGGACAGCCGGGTTCCAGTCACCCTGCACGGAGCCGCCAAGATAGGAAGTCCGCTGAAAATCTTTCTGCCACCTGTTGGACAGCTCGATGTTGTACGGCAGGCTGATCTGCATCCCGTCAGCGTCGATCACGAGCGAGTTGTTGCTGATCGTGTCACCGTGGTCAAATCCCAGGTCAAACCAGGCAATATTGACGTCCTCGGTGATGTATGATCCGGTCGCCGTCTTTGCCACCACCCTGTGACCGCAAAGTGGCCCAAAGGCCGGATACGGGTCGACGTAGGTCGTGCCATATTCGCCGTCTTTCACTATCAGCTCAGGCTGATCCACCGTAAGCCGGTAGATGTCAAAGGTGTCGCCCGTCACGAAGTTATTCGGCGCTGTCGGCGTGATCATGACGATCATCTGCCGGTTGTTTGCCGATACCACAGGCCGGGCGATGGCTGCCTTGTGCGCCCAGTCCACATCGAACGGGATCGAGTCGCTCGCCGTCTGCCCGTAGTCATCCACGACCGTTGCCGTCAGCAGATAATGACCGCCATCATCGAGCTGACCGACAAGGTCTTCTCGAGTGATGGTGTAAGACGCCGATGACGTACCGGTCGGGCAACTATCTGATTCCGCCCAGATGGTTTCACCATCGAAGCCGTCAAAGGTGCTGTCATCAGGCCGTGCCACGTGGTAATCCGTTGCCCTCGTGATTGCCAGGCTAAACTGGCCCGGAGCGTTGTCGACGGTCATTGATGCCGTGACCGGATTGTCGAGGGACGTGAGCGTGTCGCTGATCCCGCCCGCCGTGATCGTGGGCAGGGCCGGTACATACGCACCGACCGGCTCCGACCAGTCCGAATATCTGCCGGATGCCGACCGGACACGTACCGCCAGATGATACTGCGTACCCCTGACCCATTTATGCGGGACGGTGACTGTCTGGCCTGAGCCTGCGTGTGCCAAGACTTTACCGTAAGTCACGGACGAACCGCTGACCGTAGCAAGGCACACCTGGGCCGACTGCTGAGCCGAGCCGTCCTCATTGTGGTATGTCCACGAAGCCGACACCGTGCCGCCCGGGAAGACAAATCCCTTGTTGAGCGTCAAGGCCGGTGTGTCGGGGTTGGTGGCAAGGTCGATAGATGACATATTCGACCATGCCGATGTGACTTCCTCACCGTCCTGGATGCCGTGATACCTCGCCCGGAAGTACCAGGTCTTACCAACCGCCAAGTCCTGGATAACCCAGCGAGTCGCGCCGGTGTCCTCAACGAGCGCCGTTTTCGGCGGATTGTTTGACTCCCACGCATATCTGGATTCCGCATAGCCGATTTCAAGCGAGGTGGCCTCTTTCCACCTCCACGTGAAATTGACAAATACGGAAGAATTATCAAGCTTTTCCAGACCCGGAGCGTTCGGCGGGACTGCCGCAATGTCTTCATCCACTGCCACAGGGGACGTCATCAGCGCGTTGACGGATGTGCCGCTGTTTGTGCCAACAAAGGCATAAGCGCCGATACTTGACTTGCTCGCGCCCTTAATCGCCGTAATGGTGCCCGACCATGTGGTCACGCCTGCCGCGAGTACTGCGGCCGGGATGTTGACCTTTGGCTTTTTCGGATTCCGGTAGAAAATCACGTGCCGTGCCACCGAGCAGGATGTCCCGATGGTCAGCGTCACACTCACCGCACCGGTCGAGAAGTTGGGCGTCGCGTTGATTGTCGGCGGTGCCAGGGATTCCGTTCTGACTCGGATGGCTCTGGAATAGCTGATATTGTCGTCATCATGGACAGCCGCCACCCTGACCCACATGCACTGATCCGTGTCCGTTGCCGCTGTCACGCTTGCGGTCACCCTGTCCTTTTTGCCGGACGGGTTGACGGTCAGCGCCTCCTGCCATCCGCTCACGGGCGGATTGCAGGCGTTGTCGGTTGGTGAGCCGATGACGTACTGCAGAACCTCCTCGTCGATCGGGTTCTTGACGGTGTACTTGCTTGACCACGTTGCCGTGATATTCGTGACGGCTCGGTTTGCCTGCTCGGGTGCCGATGCGCTCACCAGTGACGGCGCCACCGGCTTGCTGTATGCATGGTGGGCATATACCCACGGTGTCACACCGCCCGGCCCGTAACTCCTGGCACGGAACCACCGGACGACACCGGTTTTCTGGATGTCCTCGTTCTGCTCCGTATAGCTGATGTCCCGGTCGATGTCAATCAGGCCGTTGAGGTTGACCGTTGCCGACCATCCGCTTGTGGGCGGGAAGGCCGTGGTCGTACTTGCACAGGTCTGATACTGCACGTAAGTGGCGGGCCGGTTGTCATCGGTGACCGCCTTGTGCTTGACGGTGAACGTCCCGGCGTTGATCGCTGTCCGCTCATAGGTGACGGTCGGCCTTGTCGGCATGACCGGAATCCATCCGATCTTGACAGCAAATTTGGAACCAAGCGGTTTGACGGTGATGTTCGTCTTGCCGTCTGCGCTTTTCTGCGTGTACGCCTTGCGCTTACCGGCTATCCTGAACGACAAGCGTTTGATCGCCCCGATGTTCAGCGTCTTCGTCGCAGACGTCTGCTTCTCGGTGATCGGGATCGTCGCCCACTTACCGCCCGGCACCCACTGGTACTGTAATACCTGACCGGCGCCGTGGTCAGCGTCCCGGATGACCCACGAGAACGTGAAGTCATTGCCTTTTCTGGTGACCTGCAGGCCGGTCGGCGTCAATGTTCTTCCCGCCATGTCATGCCCTCTTCAGCTGCATCTGCAGCTCACGCGCGAGTTCATCCGCGTATGCCACGGGGTCTGTCGCGCCATTGATTTCAATATAGTTGTTAATAGTTGCGCCGCTTCCGCTCCGGTCAAATTCTGCGTCTAAACGCCGCCAGAACTGATCGAGGGGCAGGGCGGCCTCAGCGCCGGCTTCACCGACACCGATGACGGTCGGCTGCTTGAAAATACCACCTTCAGCAAACCACCGATACCCGACGTTGAAGACCGGATAGCTGACGGTTGTTTTACCATCTGATGATGCCGCGCTCCTCATGCTGACCGATATGGACGGCAGGGAGCCGTGGAGCGCCGGAAGCGACCAAGAGAAGTTCATCGCCGACTTCATGGATGAAACTTTGCTCTGCACTTCCTGAAGTGCCACCGCCATCGCTGACGTCTGCACGGTCGGGATGGCCATCTTTGCACCGGACACTTCCGTCTCCCAGTTGCTGACTGATTCGGTGACGAAGGTATTCGCCGTGCCGATGGTGGACGTATCCACTTCAGAGACAACCAGCTTTGCATTTTTCAGTGCCGCCTCCATCTCAGCGGTCGAACCCTGCACGGCTGTGACGGTTTCATCAGACGCCCCACCGCCGAACAGGCCCTTGACCCAATCCCACGCGCTCTTGGCGGCATTCTTGAGTCCCTCAAAGGCTTTGCCCGCAAGAGAGGCAAAATCGGGCCACTCGATGTCAAATGACCCGAACACTTCCTTAACCGACGACCAGATACTTGTCGCCGTGGTACTGATAGCGTCCCACGCCGTAGTGACCACCGCCTTGACCTTCGGGGCCGTGTTCTCGAAGATGCCCTTCGCCGTGGTGAAGATGGTCGTTGCCGTGGTGCTGACTGCGTTCCATGCCGTAGTCACAACGGCTTTTACTTTCGGGGCCGCATTGAAGACTTTCTTCACGCCGTCCCAGATTTTGGTAGCCACACCTTTGAGCAAATTCCACGCATCGGTTCCGATCGGGCCAACGTCGATGTCACCGGTGAAGATGGAGACAACGCCCTCCCAGATGGTCGCGCCGGCCTCGAGCAATGCCCCGAACGCTGCGGCAAGCATGTCAACGATTGCCGAGCCGATGCCGCCCCAGTCAGCGCCGGTCAGCGTCTCAAATGCTGATGTGAATATCTGACCGACGCCTGCGATGAAGACCGGGATGTTCTGCGTGATGCCGCTGACCAGACCCATGACCATCTGACCCGCCACCGGTATGATCTGCGGAATCAAATCCGCAAGGAAGCCGGGGATCTGCGCCAGGATCGTCGGAACCTGAGCGATGATATTCCCGACCATCGGGAGAAGGTTGCCGACCAGGAAGGTGCTGACCGTCTCGCCGAGTGCCTGGATCTGCGGCGCGATGTCGTTGCCCAGGGCCAAGTTCGCCATCAGGTCAGATGCTGCTGCCTTCATCGAGGCAAAAGACCCGGAGAAGGTTTCAGATGCCTCTTGTGCCGTTGTTCCGGCGATGCCCAGGTCTTCCTGTATGACGTGGATGGCCTCGTATACGTCGGACAGATTGCTGATGTCGTAATCCTGCCCGGACAGCTTTTCAGCGTCAGCGAGCAGGCGCTCCATTTCTTCTTTGGTACCGCCGTAACCGAGCTTGAGGTTATCGAGCATGGTGTAATTCTGCTTCGCAAACCCCTGATATGCCGTCTGAATACTCGACATATCCGTGCCCATCTTGTTGGCATTGTCCGCCATGTCGATCATGGCTGTGTTCGCCATCTCAGCCGCCGCCGCTGTATCGCCGTCCATCGACTTGATAAGGGCCGCCGAGAATGACGTCACATTTTCCATATAGTCATTGGCTGATATGCCTGCCGTCTTGTAAGCCTCGGATGCGTAGCCTTTGACCACGTCGGCATTATCTTTGAACAGCGTCTCGATACCGCCGAGGGACTGCTGCAGCTCTGCCCCGGCGCTCAGGCTGTCCCCGATGAATTTACCGATCGCCGCCGCCGCAAAAGCGCCTTTCATGGCGCCGATCAGCTTTGTTCCTATGCCGTCACCGGCTTTTTTCACAGGATTGCCCGCTTCGAGTCCTTCAGCGATTTTCTCCTGTGCGCCCTTCATATTCGGGATAACGCTGACTGTCGCCTGTGCGACCTCAATCATCTGTTCTCACCTGCCTCTGTCTGATCCATTCGCGCATGTCCTGGACGGAAGCAAGCGGAGCCTTGCCCATGCGCCGTGTTTTCTTTTGCCCGGGCCTCTTGTATGGCTCATGCGGTTTCGACGGCTTGTGCGTGACAAGTACCCGGAGCAACATATTCGTGACAGACAACTGATCGAAGATGTCCGCCAGGATTAAGTTCGTTTTTATTGATGTGCTCCACTCCGACCACTCAGGATTGATCTTCCTGAACAAGGCCGAATCGGGCCGGACATATGTCAGGAATGACTTGAGCGCATCCCATGAAAGAGACGCGCCCACGTCATCCAGACTGTACCCGGTCGAAAGGAGGTCACACTCTACCGCCTCGCGGTTTTCGCTGATGAATTGCGCGAGGCCGATTATTCCCCCGGCGTTGTCTCATCCTCGGTCGGAAACGATGCCTCTTTCCACGAAGTGGCCAGGGTGGCAACGTCCTCAACGCTGAGGGTTTCGAGCACGTCCATGGGGATGTACTTTGCGAAGAACTCGAGGCCGTCATCATCCTTACTCATCGCCCGCGCCTCTTTGATAGACAAAGACTTTGCGAGGGGAATGTTGTAGGATTCTTTGCCGATGTTGACCTTCAAGACCTTCAGCTCATTGTTGTTCAGGGTGATTTCTTTCATTGCTTTCCTCCCAAATAATTACGTCGTCTGACCGTCGTCCTTCATGAACCTCCAGGTGTCCGCCGTGATGGTCGGGTTCCATGTGATGGCGCTGTCCGGCTGGAAGCTGACCTCTGCAAGCTCCGTGATAAAGCCTTTGGTCGTGCCGATCATGATCATGTCGTCATCGTCCTTCATCAGGAAGAGATAAGCCTCTGCCTCGGGCATTGCCGATGCGGTCACGTCCACGCTGATCAGCTTTCCGTGATCATTGGTCGCCGGGGTGACGGTCACGTGATCGGCACCGAACACAGTCTTGAAAGACTCCTCGGTGGTGTCGATGATCGGGGCGCTGATGGTACCGGATTCATCACTGGGTGTGGTTCTTTCGACCTGCTTTGCCCAGTTTTTCAGCTTTTCAAAGCTCCAGTTGGGATTGAAGCTGATGCCGTCTTCAGAGATGGCGCCAACCTCGGTCCATGCCGCCGCAAGCGCCTCACTCGGAGACGTGGGCAGGGCAGTTCCGGCGGGAGCGTGATAAAACATTCCCGTGATACCGGATTCGGCATAGTTACCGATACCCAGATTTACATCATGAGTTGCCATATTTAAACCTCCATGGTGGTCTGGTGCGCGACGACCTCGAGAGCCGCCGTACACATACGAACGTCCGGCCTCACGGGATCGACACCCCACGAGCCGGACGAAGTAACGTTTACATGTTTGATCTGTGTAGTATGCAGAGCCGCGCACGCCTTCAGGATGCCGATTGCCGTCCTGAGTATCCGGTCAGCCTCTGCCTCAGTCTTTGCCCGGGCGTCGAGTGACACCCTGATCCTGTCAATGGTGTCGCTGTCTTCGCCGCCTGATTTTGTGACCAGGATGCACGGCAGGGCGAAGTCCATCGGGAGCGGCCTGCAATATGTCGTGATGTAGTCGGACAAAGTCAGCCTGATTTCGTCCTCAACATCAATCGGAATTCTGATATTCATGTCGGCCTCCTGACTAGATTCCGAACACAGCCGCCGAGAGCGCCTTGTATTCTGATTCTGCCTGACGTGCCAAAGTGCCTTTTGCGTACACCACCGCCATCTGCCGGTTGCTCCCGTAAGCGTAAACAACCTTTGACGGCTTCGTTTCGTACCCGTCCTTTAACACGTCTGTGATGGAGCCGTCCGAGTGCAGGGCCGTTGCCGCTGCAATCAGGTTAGTGTTCGCCGTGTCCGCGATCTTCTCCGCCGCGTCATTGCACATCGAAGCCAAGGCAGGCACACACAGCACATCAGCAAAACCTTCATGCAACCACTTTGTGATTTTTATCTGTTTCGCCATCAGCCGCTCCACCTCCTCAAGCCGACCTGCACATACGACGCCCGTCCCGTTGCCGAATGCCACACTCGCGGCGCACCGTTCAGCTCGTAGGTCTGCCCGTCAAAGCTGACCCGGTCGCCCTCGCGGATGTCGGTATTCAGCGGCAGGAATCCGGTCATGCCATCCTCGATGCCAAGCACACGGCCGTCCTGTGACAGGCTAGTCGATGCGGGCTGAATGGAGCATCCGGACACGTCGAACTCGAGAGCATTGTCCCAGTCGCGCATCTGTGAGCCGCGCTCAACCTTGACGCCCGGCCTGATGACGGTGATGGTCTGATTTGCCCATGATGGTAAAGCCATTTAGAACACCCCCTGACATCTGAACGGCGCAAGTGCTTCTTTGCCGTCATCCGGCAAAGCCGTTGCCCGTGCGTTCGCCACCCAGTTTGCGTTGTAGGTAATGGACACACCGCCCGCCGTCTCATTCGTGACGCCGCCTGACGATGCCAGGACTCGCGTTGCTGAGTGTGCGGCAAGTTCGGCGATGGTGCCGAGCATCCCGTCGAGCAGTCCCGCCGTGTAGGTGACGACCACCTCCGCCCGCCTTGACTGATGCGGCACATCGTACACGCGGACAATGCCGTTAGTCTCGAAAGAGTGCTCGTATTCAGTACCGCCCACCGTCACGGACTCAATGGCCGTCACGAATTTGGCCGGGAGCTGAATAAGCAGGTCGCCATCCGTCCGGGTGACGCGCCTATCCTGCATGGTTGCCGTGAACTTACAGGGCATGGACGGATACAGATGCCATCCGCAATAATTACGGATCGCCGCTGATGCCGCCTCAAGCTCTTTCTGGATGCGCATGTCCCCGGCGTACTTCCTAGCCGTGAAGAAGTCAAAATCTTCATCGGATAAGAGGTTAGGCAAGGCGCAGGCGTCAATGATTTCGTATCCCCAAAGGGTCATCATTTTGTCTTCACCGCCCTTGCCTTGTTTGCAGGTTTCACCGCTTTTTTAGGCGGTTCGACCGCCTTTTTGACCTCAACGGCGCCCTCAGGCTGCTCGCCTTCCTCAAACTGGAACTGGTAGCCGTTCACGATATAGTCCTTTAACATGTGGTTTCACCGCCTTTCGAAGGGAGGGCCGAGGCCCTCCGGGTTAATTCATCAGGATGCCTTGGTCAGCTTCTTGAAGCCTGCCGGGCGTCTGACAGCGAGCGCCAGTCTCTCCTCGGCTCTGATGGTCATCAGGTTCTTCACGAAGTCGTCCTCGTTGGTGTTCACGGCCTCAACGGACACGCCGCCATTGGTGACCACGGAAGCGCAAGTCTTGAACGCACCGACCACAACCGTACCGGAAGTGATGGACGAAGATACGCATACCGGGATGCCCCACAGATTCGGGATGGACTGTTCGCCAAAGTATCCGCCGCCGTAATAGGTGCCGTTGTTGTACTTGCCAACTCTCAGTGTGTACCAGTCAGCCGGATTCATGGCGATGGCATCAGCGGCAAAGCCCGTCTGAGCCTGTACGTCCATGGCGGCCTGAAGGATCGCGTCGGCGATGTCGGTCGCGGTGCCGGTAGCGGCATACGTTCCTGTCTGGATGCCAGTGGTAGCAAGCAGGTCAGTCACCAGTTTGCCCTGTTCCACAAGGCCCAGCTCATAGAGCAGGCGGCCGTTGATCGCGGATGCCAGGAACGGATAATCGTTGATGTACTCGTCGGACTCTTTGATGTGGCAGGCCACCTTTGCCAGGCTCACGGTTTTGGGGGTCGGGTCGGCGAAATGAACCTGCGGTTTCTCATTGCCTTCAGCCGTCACGGCCGGGGCGCCCTGGATCGCACCCTCGACCAGATAAACCAGTGTGGAGCCGGTGATGGTCTCAGCGCCGAACAGGTCACGAATGACAAGCGGCGTGCGGGCACCGGTGACAACGTTGCGGTCGAACGTGGTTGCATAATCGACAGCCCCCGCCGGTGAGGTCTGTGTGTCAGTGGCGGCCTTGATGTAAGCCGGGGCCACGACGTCAAATCTCTTGCCGTGCTCGCTCGCTTTCAGATGGTTGATGAAGTTTTCGCCAAGGTTGGCGGCAGTTTTGACTTCCATGGTGGAATCCTCCTGTTCTTTCTTGCCGATGATGTTCAGCAGGGCAGCTTTCTTTTCGGCCTGCTCGATCTCGGCGGTTTTGGTTTCGATTTCAGCCTGAAGCTTTTCGCCCTCAGCGATGGCTTCAGCGTCGTTCTCCTCGATGCGCTCCTTCAGAGCGGCGAGGGCGGATTTTGCTTCCGCAAGCTGTTCTTTCAGAGTCATGTCCTGTCCTCCATTGTTTTGATGTATTCAAGCAAGCGTTCTTTCAGCGGATTGCTCTGCTCAGGCTCCTCCGGTGCCCCGTTGGCCTTTGCTTCGTCCTCTCCGTCATCCGGTTCGTCTGCTCCGTCAAGCTGACCGAGTACGTCTCTGATCAGCGTGATGGCCTGTTCAAGTTTGTCTGCATCTGATTTGCTGTTGCGTCGTCCGGCCTTGACCTCGGTCATGACCGCGTTCTGGTTCGCCGGGATCGGCACGATGCTGATCTCGAAAAGGTCGAGCTTCCTTAGTTCGTTCGCCTTGCGTCCGTCCTCAAGGGTGACCTGATCGGCATCAAGCACATCGAACGCAAAACTGAACTGATGCACCACGCCGCTCTTGACGATTTCACGTTTCTCCTGGGCGAGCGGTGAATCAAAAAAGCTCGCTGTCATCAGCGGGCCTTTCTCGGTGTCTTCTATGCTGTCGACCTTACCGATGATCTGGTTGAGGTCGTGGTTCCAGCAGAGTGGGAACGGGTGGCCGCTCTCCTCTCTTGCCTTGATTGTCTCCGTAAACGCTCCGGGAGCGATAATGTCGCCGTAGCTGTCCGGCTCCCTGTCGTAGGTTGAAAAGTAACCGCTGATCGTGCCGGTGTCCTTTTCCTCTGCTGACTTGATCTTGAATTCTTTGTATTTGTGCTCCATGGTTAATCCTCCAACTCTGTGATGATCACCTCGACGTGACAGTTACATCCACACGACTCATCAGGCGGCAGGTCAAAGTCGCCGGGCCAGTATGCGCCGTTTGAAAACCTCTGCCCACTCGGAACCACCTGCCCGTTCATCATCATGTGAGACAGACGGCTGTTCGGGCCTGTCACCCACTTCTTGTCAATTCGCTTTGTGTATCCTCCGTCACGAGCCTGTTTTGCGGCCTCCATGGTCGCCCAGCCTGCAACGGCGGTCGCGAGTGACCTCGCAAAAACAGCCGCGTCATGATTTTCACGTTTCTCGAAAACCTCAGCCGGTTCGGCTTCCTCATCCTCCACTGCGTCCTCAAGCTTTTCGTGGGTGATAACGTTGATCATGTGCGCCCTGACTTCCGCGTACTTCTTGAGATACGCCCGCGTCAGCTCCACGCCGTACTCGGTGCCCATGACATCAGCGGCATCCATGCCGTGTTTGTCTGCGATGGCATTGATGACCGGAAGCAGGTCTTCCGCCAGTTCGCTGTCCCATCGTTCTTCATCCCACCATTCACGACCCGCGCCGATTTTGGGCAGGATGCTGTCGGCCTGGTGCTTGAAGAACTTCTTCAGGATCGCCGCCACGTCATCGTCTTCCTGTTCATCCGACTTGCCCTTGATGCGGATCGTGTCCTCCCGGTCTTTCCGGCGGGACGGTGAGATCAGCTTCACATCGGGGTCGCCGCTGTTCTGGTTCGTGTGCGTATCCTGCGGAGATGCCTGACCGCCCTCGATGACATTCAGCGGCGTGATCAGCTTGTCTCCACCGTCCACCGGCGGCAGGTTATTGTCCGCACGGGCTTCGTTGCGTGTCATCCACGGGCCGCCCACGGACGCCTGCAGGATGCTTGCACGCTCCTCGAAGCTGCCCTTGAGCTTCTCGGTCAGATCGAACTCGACATACAGGGACGGATCGGCGCCAATCATCGGGAGCAGGAAGGCGTTGACCCTCTGCTGTAACATCTGCAGGGTTGGGCCGAGACAGTCCGCATACAGCGCCCTCGCGTTGTCCTTTGCGCTTGCGTAGGTCTGGGTCGTGGTGTGCCAGATGAGCGAGGGGTTGACGTGATAAGCCGCCGCCACATCCTCACGGCTGAGCTGCTTCGTCTCAGCATACTGAGCCTGCTGAGCGTTGAACTGATACGGCTTGATTTCCATGCCGTCCTCGAGCAAGGGGATTTTGCCCGCATTGGAGCCACCCTTGCCCCAGCCTTCACGGAAGGCCGTCACGAACGCTTTGCGCTGTTCATCGTTCCACGGCTGAACATTTGCCGGGCGGGTCAGGTACGAATTGAACCGACCCGATGATGCCCATATCTCCGTGCGGAACTTGTCAGCCTGGATCTGTTCGTTGAGCGTCTGCCGCAGGGCCGCAATCGGCGACTGGTAGCCGCCCGGGTTGCCGGGTGAGTACATGCGGAACTGGACGAACTCGGTGCGGGGAATATCAACCACATCGCCGCCCGATGCCGTCATGATCCTGATCGTGTCCGGTGCATAATTCGTCTTACGCTCTGAGTCGATGATCCATTCTTTCGGGATCAATCTGAGCTGATACCCGCTCGTGCTTTCGGCATCCGGCAATAGCCAAATAGTCGACACGCCCATGAGGAGCAATTCGGTGACGGTTGCGTTCCAGAATTCATATGCGGTCTGGTCTGCGTTCGGCCTGTAAAGTAGCCGCGCCGCCACGCTGTCCCTGTCTCTTTGCCGGTCGTTCTCTCCGCTCCGTGCGTAGACCTTCAGCGGCAACTGTGACACGCTGTCGGCCAGATACGACACCACCGCGTGAAGGTTGGCCTGTGTCGCGTATAACTGCCTCGCGCTCAATCCATCCACACGCGGATTCTCTTCAGGCATCAGACTCACGTGGATGGTCGTGCGCCCGAAGAGGTCACGCAGTCTCTGTGTTATCTTCGGCATTTTCACGCCCTCCTAATTTTTTCTAGCAAAATAAAAGGGTACTGCCGGACGCATATGCGGAGGCGTACACCTTGTTTTTCTCCTTGTTGACCTTCGTAGCCGCCGAAAACGCCATGATGCAGGCAAACAGCGGCGCGATGTCATCCGGTGACTTACCTCTGTCCGGGACTTCTGCCCCGCCGCCCATCTGCCTGATCTGCATGGTCTTGGCCGCCTGGTCAATCAACGGTTGCGGCAAGTGATAAATCCTGGCACCGCCGCGCGGGGTTTCGCCCGGAACAACCGGCACTGCAGCCGCCACGCCGTCCCAGAACCGTCCCCATCCGTTCGGGAGGTCTGACCCCTCGATGGCGATACGCTCCACGCCGTCGATAGTGCAGATCTGCTCGGCAAGGCCGGTGACCGGCGCACCGCGTCCCTGGAAGGCGAGCTTCATCTTCTGCTTCATCGCCCTTGCCCTGAACCAGTCCATCGCCCACTCTGAGCCGTTACGCCGGGCAACAAGTTCAATGTGCCAGTCGCCGTCCTCACGGAGGCCGCACACGCCGATCGACGTCCAGTTTCTATCGGCGGACATGTCGATGCCAAAATACAGCTCCGACTCCGCCGCAATCCGCGACTCGGTACTTGTCCCGGCGTCCCAGGCGCCATCGGGGAAGGGTTGAGGCAGTAATGTTTCAACCCACTGACACAAACATTCTGTCCTGAATATCTGCTCCGGGTCTGTGTTCATCGCCGACTGCAGGGCCCGCTCGGTCAGGAAGCCGTAACCGAGAGACGGATTTGCCTGCGCCCACTGCTCGCGATCGGCAATGTCACAACCCGGAACGGCTGACCACTCGAAGATGGCAAGCGAGTCATCCATCTCCTCACCGCCGAGCGACGTCCCGATCGAAGCAATCCCGTCAGGATCGCCGATGCGTGCATGAGCCTGCGCACGAAGATGCCGGAGGACAACGCTTGAAACATCGCCCGCGTTGCTCAGGCCGAACAGGATCGCCGTCGGCCTCGCCATCATGGTTTTGCTGATCGCGCCCCATGCGTCCCACGTCGTCTGCTCTCTCAACTCATCCATCATGATGAGGTCGCTGGACAGGCCCCTTGCTTTCCTCGTGGCGGCAATAACTTTATATCTGTCATTTGTCTCGAGGAGCATCTCTCTTTTGCCGGTGCCCCTGTTCACTTTGCGTAAAAGCGCCTTCAGATCTGCTACCGCCTCGACCTGCGCGACTGTATCCTCGAACGTTTCAACGGCAGTGTCGAGGTTTTGCGCTGTACCGAGAACGAGGTGGGATTTTAACCCGAACAGAAAGAACAGATTCAAAAGCACTTCAAAATACGTCTTCCCGTTCTGCCTGCTTATGAGCACGAGAACATAACGGAACCGGAACCGCCATGTATCGCCGTCCATGACGATTTCAAGTGCATGTATCGCAAGCCACTCTTGCCAGGGCAAAAGATGTTCGCCAATAAGTTCACAGAACTCGATGAAGTGGTATCCGAGGGTTGTCTCTCGTGTCAGTTTTTGAGAGGGGGGCGTCCATATTCGCGGCTCTGTTTTGCCCTTTATCATCCGGCCTTCTTTCCGGCGATAACAGACAGTTCCTTCATGATGCTAGACGCCTTCCGTGATGGCGCCCCCTTTTCTACAATTTCAGTAAGCTGTCGCAATGCCTTGTTGTACGACGTCAAAAGATGCTCGTATGCGGTATAGTGCGGATTTTCTCTTATGCCGCACTGTCCGCCACCGTTGTCATACTCAATTACAAGCGGTTCGCCTTCCATCATTTCGCGTGACTCTTGCAGCTTTTTCGCCATGAATACGACCGACTCCGCAAGCTCCAGTGCCTCGTCATGAAGCGTGTGAACGCCTGCGCATATTTCTTCTGCTTTGGTGGACATGTTCACACCGTCCTTCCCAATAAAAAAGAGAGTAGCCGAATACCACCCTCTTAATTTCGCGTTTTTTATTTAGACACTGCCGGCGCGGAAACTGGCGCGGCGAAGCGTTCAGAGACATTTTTGCCCCCTTATACCCCCTTGCCGTCCGCTACATTCACCAGTCCCTGCTCTGCATCCCGATCACATTCTCACCGTTTGTTCCATCACCGCGTGCGCGGTTGCAGCGACGATGTGAAGCTTTGATGTTATTCAGATCAAGCTCAAGGTCTGGACGCTTCGCTACAGGGATCACATGATCAGGTTCCCATGCGTCTTCAGCGCTCGACGGTGGCAGATAATAATTGATCGGCTGACCACAGATGTGGCAGACGCTTCTCGCCTTCCTGTCTCTGTCCCATGCCATGCGCCGCACATACCTCCACCGGCTGGATCGTTCCACAGTTTATTCCTCCCGACTGTCTACAGTTCCACACCGGCACCGTCACGGGTGAGTGAGGGGTGACCCTCCCCGGTACCGATCCGCCCTCCTCCCGATCCGCAGGGGTCAGGGGTTTGCCACGGTCGCCCCGGGAAACATACCCCATCCCCCTTTTCGGAAGGAAAGCAAAAAGACAAGGGACACCCCCGTCCGCTTGTCTTCACGATACTTATATCATAGAGTCTTACTGAAATTCACTGAAATGTTTTTTGAACTCAGCCAGGGCTTCACCGTGCAGTTGGTAGACCCGGCGTTCGGTGTAGTCCAGGCGTTCGGCAATGTCAGGCCAGGGTAAGCAGTTGAGGTAGCGGAGAGCGAGCACGGCCCGGTGTCGCGGGTTGGTCAGGCGGTCAATCTTCTTGCCGATCTTGTCGATGAGGGATTGCTCCTTGAGGATCTGTTTGATGAGGCTCCGCTCGACGGCGTCAAGCTTAGCCATATCGCGCGACATACCGTCGTCCGGTGACGTCTGCACACGGTCACCAAGCGAGGGTGAGGATAGTCCCATCATGTCACTGCGCAGGCGGTCGCGTCTCTCGCATAGCCGATCAATGTTCTGTCTCGTGTAGTATACTTGACTCAGGTATTCCTTTACTGTCATTAAACTCCACCTTGAAATAATGCTCGCCGCCGTCAACCGTGTACCGGTCAATCAGGTCGAACGCCTCTTCCTCTGTCTCCACCTCGGCCCACCAGATCGGTGTGCCGTCCCTCCTGTAGCGGGCACCACTTAGGTCTGCCAGGTGCCACCTGCGGCACCCTCCACGCCTTGTCTGTCCTTGCCTGGCAATACATCGGCTTTTCTTGGTGTAAGCAAGGACACGCCGCACATGTTCGCGGCATGTCACGCCCTGGTATGACTATCATTTGTCCTCCTCGTACGCTTCCGGCAACGGCATCCAGGCGACCACTCGCGCTATTCCCCGTGTCCCGTCTACGTCCCACTCTAGCCACCCGCCCGGATAAAACATCGCCGTCCTTATATCCCTGACAGTACCGCAAAGCGTATAGCAGACAAGATACCGCCCTTTATCTTCCGGCAACCTCTCGCTCACCGGTATCCATCGCGGGCGGGGTTCGATGGTTGGCTGTTTGCCGATTAGTTCTAATATTTCTTTGCATGGGTAACAGTATTTATGCACATCGCCAGGATCGCCTTCTGTCTCTATTAGCTGTCTGATAAGTTTATCAGCGTCCACCAGTCTCATCCTGCTCACCTCTCTGTTAGTCTCATGTATGCGCCATTCCTGTCGCAATATGCATCATTGCCATCACGATGAAAACAAGGACACTTATTTTCCATGCACGGCATAAACACCTCGTTATAATAGTATTCTCCCTCGACCGTCAGCGATCTCACACGCTCACCGTGTACTCTATACGGGCAAGGCTTTAATTCACTCATCCTCTCTCCCCCTCATATCCGCGCCGCACTCACTGCACCAGTTCCTTGCCTCTGTGAAATCATACACAGCACCACATTTGGAACACTTCAAAGCTTCTACTTCATCTGATCCGGTTGCTTCTATCCATTTACTTGTCATATATGGAAGACTATCCGGATTTATAAAATAGCGCCTTGTCATTGGTATCCACTTCCCCCGCTTCCGCTCTGACTCTGCTTCCCTCTTTCCCCTCTCATAGGCCGCCTTCCATAGCTTGTCGCTGTAGGCGGATAGGTCGGTGTCGGCGGGTGGTAGCCATTCTGGCTGTGCGTCCTTCAACGTCTGCAATATCAAATCGCACGCGGGCGTTTCCGTGCGTTCTTCTGGCTGTGCTGACGCAAGCTGTATCGCCTCGCTTAATGCCCTGTAATATGGTTCCTCGTTTTCGTCAAAGCAGTTGTAATTGCTCCGTATTTCGGAAAGCCTGCTGATTAAGTCATTCATCTTCCTCACGGGGCGGATAGTCTCAGGCTGTGCGGATGGTAACGATTTTATCTTTTCATAGATCGCGGGGACAACCGCATCTGCATATCTTTTCTTCATGCCAGATTTGTAAATCGGTTCGCTGAATATCGCATCTATCGCCGCCTGTCTGCTGATAGCATCTGCGCAAGCGCTGTGCAAGTCTTGTGCAAGTTCAGGCTGTGTGGATGTTATCAGCCGAAACACCTCCACATCCGGGCAGATGTCCGGACACTTGCCACGATCTGAACACAGTTCGCAGTGGGCATCAATGGCTGATTGCCTGCTTATCAAATCATCCATCGGTTCTCCTTTCTGCATAACTGCAAAAATCATCAGGTTTTCTTGTGTTCTTCCCTGTCATTGGACAGCCGACCCACTCCCAATGAGGATTTTTCTTGCAGTCCTTGCACCGAATGACTTCAGGCTGTGCGGATGGCAAGTCCTCAACGATATTAACCGCAGTCAATACGCCTTTTCTCTGTTCCGCATAGCGATTAGACCATTCGCTCATTGTCTCTGCTTGCCGTTTCAGCGCATCTATTGCCGCCTGTCTGTAGATTAGATCATGCACTGTTCCACCGCCTTTCTCATCGCTTCTTCAGACTCTTTCCTAACAAGAGCAATAATTCGACCAATATCATTCAGTGCATCTGATACTCTCTCTGGTGGAAGGTTTTCCTTTGCCAGCAACTTTGAGATAAACACAAGATGCTCAATGCTGTATCCGTATAATGTTGGCTGGGCGGATGGCAATGCATTAAAAATGTCTCTTGCATATTCCCTGTCCGCATCTGTGTCAAGGCTTCCGATGCTGTCAAGCGCATCTATTGCCGCTTGTCTGTAGATTAAGTCTTTGCTCATTCGTCCACCTCCCTGTTCATCATTACCGTCGCCATGATGGTCGGCGCGAAGTTGTCAATCGTTATATTCGCGCCTTTCCAATGCTCATACTCCCACCGGCACCCATGACAAACCGTGCCCTGTCTGGCATAGTGCTCGCATAGTGGGCAGTGGTTGTATTTCTTCCAGAAGTCGTCTATAGTCATTCGTCTTTCTCCAATTCCGCCAGGAACGCAAGGTTGCACTCGAGGTGCTTCCGGTGCTGTATCCCGCTCTCCTCATCCACACCCTTCGGGTCATCGATGTACTTCAGGAAGTGTCGGAACGCTGCTTCCCGGTATCTGTCGGCCGTCACCTTTTTCCAGTTGTCCGGGCCGCCGTCCGGGTACTTGCGGTTCCCATACTCCCTCACCTCGGCGATGTCGAACATTATCTTCATCGGCACCAGTGTCAACCTCGGCTTCCCAGCGTCCTGCTTGGCGGCCTGGTCGGCCTGCTCCATCCTGGCATCCAGTTCATCCCGGGTCGGCTTGGTCGGTGCCGGTTCAATCGGCTTCACCTTTGCCGCAACCTTACCGGATGCGAAATATCTCCCGTCCACGTCCTCGCCGTGGTCTTTCAGCCACTGCGCCATCTCTTTCGGTTTCACGAGGTTCCGCTCGGCGAGGATCTTCACCTGGTGGAACTTGTCTTTGGCGGTGTGGTAGTCAACGAGTATCTCATTCTCGCCCATTATCATGCTATGCTGTTCCCCCATTTCTCTAAAAGCATTGCCCACGTCTTCCGGTCGATCGGCACATCGGCGAACTCCTCGCCCTCTGTCCCGCAGATGATGACATCGCCGACGATAACATCCTTACACATCATGCCCATCACGAAATTCTTCTCAAGGCCTCGGAGCTTGCCCTCCTCGTTACATATCATCATCAGTCCGTCCGGCGTGATCGGCACGACCTCGATATGGCCCCCGACCGTTCTCTGCAGGTTCTCCAAGGTGTCGCTGATATACGACACGTGCCCGATGGGTTCATCCGGGCGTTTGATTATTGCTTTGATTTTGTTCATCGATTCCCCTCTCAATCTCATCCGCCTCTCCTGCTGCCTTGCAGGCCGCAATGACCAACGTCACCAGGGCGGTTATCAATACGCCAATTACATATGCCATACAAATTCAATCCCCGTTTTCTCGCATAGCTCCCGGCAGAGGCTCTCAAGCGGCCGGTCGTTTAGCTGGGTCAGCCGTGCCTTGAAGGCGTTCATGATTTTCTCCACCCTTGTCGGCATGTATCCGTACACGTCCGTGATGGCAAGGGCCAGGCAGACCATCCACAGCTCGATGAGCTTGTCATCTATCCGGTTCTGCCTTTCGATCAGCCGCTCCTCGGCCCGCTTGTCTGCCTCAAGCCGCTTGGCTATGGCTCTCCTCTGTTGCCGGTTCATTTCTTTACCCAGTCGAGCCAAAGTGTCAGGGCCGCAACCCAGACGACGATAGCAACAAAAAACTTAACTTCCTCCATGTCTTTTCTCCTTCTTGCGGTTCAGGTACATCACATGCCGCTCTGGTGACCAATCATGTTGTCCGTATGATGTCGGCACGGCGTGACCATTGAGTGCATACAGCAGGCCGAACCTGTCCCAGTGTTCGATATAACCGCCGTGGTCAAATTTGAACTCGTACAGCGTCCGGTGATAATCAATCACTCGAATGAACCGGGCCGACCTTATGTAAACGTTGCCGGTCGCCATGCCGAGCGCTATGTCCCGGAAGCCGGTGAAGTACACCTTCTCGCCGGGCGTAAGGTTTTCAGGTAGTATCATGTCGCCTTGCCTCCTGTTCTATGTAGTTCGTGGCCGCCAGGATAAACTGCCGGATGAGGGCGTGCCCGCCGTACTTCTTATCAATCTCACCGCTCTCCCTGATCAGCGCCGTCCAATAATCGTCATTGTCGGCATCGGCTCCCGGGAGGTATTTTTTGATGAGCTGCCAGACATCGTTGATGCCGTGGTTGATGGTTTTCAGCTCCTCCATGCTCACCACGTCAGAACGGGACTTCGCTGTAGTCGTCTGCATCCGCAAATCCTCCCTTATCCGTCTCCCATCCATAGGCCCAGTCGAATATGCCCTTATGTTCTGACAGGCGTTTTGATGACTCCTCATACCACAGCGGGATGCCGTCCATAGATATGCGCCCGGTGTTTCTGTTCTTAAGTACCCGGAGCACCCGGTCACAGTCCGTCTCACTGTTTGACGGTGTGGTAAAGTGCAGAACCACGTGAGCCAAGTTGGTGATGTTTGCCGACCCGGCGACGTCATCATTGTCCACTTGAGCGCCGACCATCGTCCTCTTGCGAGGATGGGCGACCAGGAGGATGAGGACGTTGTAGTTCTGGGCCAGGCCGACCAGGGACTTGATAAAGTTTGCCTGCTGTCTGTAGATGTCCGACTGCAGGTCATCCGTCATCGCCGTCATCAGGTTGTCAATGATCAAGAACCGGCACTGATATTGAAGGATGGCGCATTTGAGCGTCTCGATTAGCGCCTCATCGTTGTCCACGTTGCCGAATATCTTGTTGTTGTACAGAAAAGCCGTCCCGCGATACCAATCGCCAATCTTCTCCCGCACCTGGTCGGGCACATAATAATAATCAAATCCTAAATTCGACCGGCCCTCCTCGATGTTGCGCTTGCCTGCTATCTGCCGATCAAACCAGTCCCTGAACTGGGCATCCTTCAGCTCGCCCGAATAGAAGAAGGTTTTGTATCCGGCATTAATGGCGCTGATCCCGATCTGCGACGCGAGCGTTGACTTGCCTTTGCCGCGCTCGCCGGTCAGTACAACCAGGTTGCCCATGAACAGGCCGCCGGTCAGCTTATCCAGGGCGTAGATACCGCTCGAGAAGTGCTCGCTGTCCATCAGGTTCTCACGCCGTACATCCGCAAGCTCTTCGATGCGTGGGTTCTCGATGATGACCGCGCCGTCCACCGCCTGCCTGACCGCCATCTCGCCGTACTTCATAAGCAGCTCGTTGGCGTCCTTGCATCCACGGTAGTCATCCGGGTGGACGTGCTTGACGATGCCTTGAAAGCGCTCCGCCATTTCGTTGAGGAGTGTTATCTTGCCGTCCTCATGGTCGCCGAAAACAACCAACGTGTCATACTTTGCCAAGAAGTCCCAGCAATACGGCATCCAGGTAAACCCTTTAGCGCCGAGCGGCACCGACACCGCATTGCCGACACCGGCCTGGACGCATGAAAGACTGTCTATCTGTCCCTCCGTCATCACCAGCGTTTTGTTCTCCGGGTCGCAGTGGTTCATGCCGAACAGGATCGGCTTGCAGTTTGCAAAGCACCATTCTTTATTTTGCCCCGGTTTCGGGTCGATGTTGCGATACTTGATGAACTGCATCTCGCCCGCCTCATCGAAGAACGGGAACACAAGCACGCCCTGGTTCTCCGAGTGGGTCGTGATGTTGTACTTCTCCGTCACCGCCCTGCTGATCCCGCGCCCCTCAAGATACCTGACCGCCGGATCGGTACTGACCGGCACCGGATACTTTCTTAGGCTCCGGTATTCTTTGCGAGCGTTGTAATACTCATCTACATCCCGACCGAGCGAGAACCCGAAATCTTTGGCGAGCATCAGCATCCCGCCCTTGGCTCCGCACCCAGCCCGCTTACAGTTGAAGGCACCCGTCTCCAAGTTGATTGCAAAGGTGTTTTTGTCTTTGCCTCCGCCTTTGCAGTACGGACACCATTTGGTCACCAGTTCGCGCCCGTTGTCCTTATACACACCCAGACGTTGCTCAGACGCGAACCGCCTTGCGTCCTCCGGGTTGAACTTGTAAATTGCCATCAAATACCCCCTTACTTGGTATGAAATAGGCTCTTTCTTTAATCTTTCTTTAGAATATTTCTTTCTTTCTTTGGTATGTGTTAAAATCAACACATGTTGGTGTGTTAAAATCAACACATGTACATGTGTTAAAATTGACACATGGGGGTGTGTTAAAATCAACACATGGGGGGATGTGTTAAAATCAACACATGTTTGCCGACCTGTCCCACTGCTCCGGGAGGTTGATGCTTATGTCGGCTATCTGTCCCCGGCCCGGTCGGTCGACCTCGATGATCCCCATCTTCTCCAAATCGTTCACGGCCCTCGTCACATTTCTCCTGTCCCTGCCTATCTCGGCGGCCATCTTCTTGATTGATATTCTGTCCCTCACTTTGTGCCATCCGTAGGTCATCCGCATCAGATAAAGCAGGACACGCATATGGATCGGCGAGAGGCGGTTGTCCGTCTGGTACAGGGCCTCGAGCGTCTCATTCGGTACGCTTGTATATGAACCATTAGCCGAACTCACCTCTCTGCAACCTCTCTTTCATATCTCGATACAAAATCTCCTTGATGAGCCGTCCTGACGTTCCTGACCGGCAGAATACCGGCGTCATGTTGTACCGGATCGACCAGGCCGTCAGTGATGCGAGCATGGCGTTCGGGTTGAACCGCGACCTGTACCGGTGATTGATGACGGCTTCATATGATCCGTTTTCGATCAGCAGAAAAACCTTGGCACCGGCATCCGCCGCCCGCTCGAACTCCCGCCTGAACCGGTCACGGCCTTGCGTGAAGCAGGACGCCAACTCATCCAGCGACATCTTGCGCTCAATCACACATCCTGGTTTTACGGCTTTGGTCACATCGTAGACCGGCCCACCCGGCAGCTCTATCTGACCGCAGTAGTCGCCGTATTTGAGCGTCACTCGTTCATACGGCACGCCAAAGGCCGCATACCTCTCAGCGGCCCTCGGCGTGTTCTGCTCCCGACTGTCGATCAGGATCGTGAACGTGGACAGCACATCATTGACCTCAAAGGCATCCATCAGAACGGGATCGCTTCTTTGACCGGGTCGAAGCCACCTGAGTCTTTGACGGCTGATGTGTCGATCAGCTTGTCCTTCGGGAGCTTGCCGTATTTACCATCACGAACATCGTCCGCCGTGCGCGTCCATTTCATCTGCGTGTGGTCGTAGACCGTGCCGTCATCGCCCTGGGACTGCCGGATATGAAACAGGCCGCCGATGAGCTTACCCCGGAGCGTGGAGACATCACCGCTGAAAACGAAGCCGCCGTTGCTGTCTTCGAGGTCGGCGAAGAATGTGTTCCAGTTGTTCCAGACATAGACCTCGCTTCGGTCACTGGGCACGTTCAG